GAGGATCACTACCCTGACCCAAGTTCAAGCCCACACCGGACTCACAGTCGAGTTGTAGGCTGTGCTGCGCGGTACGCTTGAGATCGTTCTGACCCGTAGGCAGTGCTCGCCATGACCGCAGCCACTTCTGAATAGAGCCGTTGTCCGAGTAGTCGTCTAGGTCAAATGCGTAAACATTGCCGTTTTGAAAGTCACCGACAACTACGTCGTTGTTGAAAAACGCTTGACAGTTGCTGCGGTGACGGGTGAACTCGCCACTGGCGAACCCTGCACGCTCATGCCACGCCTGTGTCGCCACGTCGTACACCCATGTGGTGTTGGCGCTTGGGAACACGAGTACGTAGAAACTGTGACCGTCTTGCTGGTAGGTGTAGGCGATAGCGTCCGACAATGTGCCGTACTGCTGGATGTGCCACTCCACAGCATGTGTTGAGATGCGCTGACCCGAGTAGCCGTTGGCGCGGTACACGATGCCTTGACCCCGGGCGTCTTTACCCAACCAGAACAGACCATTGTCCATCTTGGCGATTGAAAATGCCGCAGCACAACCGAGTTCGTTAAACGCACCTTGGATGCGTGCAAGCGGGAAGTCAGCGTTGCCGCTGTTGTACCAGACCTCGACTGAGTTGGTGCCAAACACCCACAGTTCGCGGTGATCGGCAATGATGCCCACTACTCCATCGGGAGACCCTTCAGCGGATGCGAAGTCGAGTGGGTCAATGCTTAGGCCATCAAGCAGGCTGGTAATCCAGATTTTCTGGCTGTTTGGTTCGTTGAACACAAAGTAGCCGTCAAGATAGGACACTGTGACAGCACCGGGGAAGTCGCTGTCTGTGATCTGCCCAAAGGCGTTTGTGTTGGCGTTGTAGATGTAGCTAGGGCCGTTGCAGGCAATGAACAACTGAGTGCCGTTGTCCGACATACTCACTGCACCACTGGTGCCTGACACGGTGCCCAATGTGGTCACGGTGTAGCTGGTGTCCACCTTGTACAGCTTGTCGCGGCTGACCACGTACAAATTGTTACCAAACTCCCACATGCCCCGAATGGGTCCAAGACCCACAGTTACTTTCAACTCTAGTCCGGGTGCTCGGTTTAAAAACGCAGGCTCTTTACCACCCTCGGGGATGATTTCTGGAAACAAATTGACCATCCGGGCATCGGCGGCGTTTACCGACCGGGCGACGTAGGTGCTGCCGAGGATTGGGGACTTCATTAGAAGTTACCAGCGTAGATGTTAAACCGCTGACGGCTTGCCACCACAGCGTAGGGCAGGCTCATTACATCATACGGATTGTTGATGCGCTTGAGGTTGCGCTTGCTGGTCATGGCGATGCGCTGCACCTGTGGTGATGGCTCAACACCAAACTCGGGTGCAATCTCACACGCGAGGTTGTAGGCAAACGCACGCATGTAGCCCGGTGGAAAATGCAAATCGGTTGCCAGTGTCGCGGGTTGCGTCAACTCTTGCACCGACACAAAATGCCACTCCAAGTCCTGTGTGGGACGTGGGTACACGTACATCTCCACATCGGGGAACGTGTTGTTGACAAAGATGACCTGTGGGAAGGTTGAGGTCGATGTCTTAACAGCGATGCCGTTGTACTGATCTTGGTTGATGAACTTGACACCATACGACACGCCGCTTGGGGCTTTGTAGTAAGTGCCGTCCTCAAGTTGAATAGGGCGGTTGCCCACAAAGTCACCAGTTGGACCAAGGGTGCGTGAAATCTCGCCAGAGGGCCATGTGAACACTTGGTCTTGTGTGCAAAACACAGACAGTCGCTCGGTGTTCCACGAGTCTACCATCTGGTTTAGCGCAACGAGGGCGTCTTGACTGGTAGCCGCTGACGGAGTTTCACCTTCGGCCAACACACCAAGCAGGCGCAGGGCACGGTTTATTTGATCGCCAGCGGTTGCCATATCAGTCCTTTTCGGATTCGTCGCTTGCCGAAGTCATAAAGCTAGGGACTTCGTTGGGCTGTTCGATGGATTCATCAGTTGTCTTGCGGTTGTATTTGCGCTTTGGCTTTTCCGCATCAGACACCACCTCTGTCGGCGTGTCAGGATTATATCGCGTCCAGCCGTTTTTTTCATCTTGTTCGATTTCAGCGTCACACATTGCGTTTTTTGCACCATGTGTAGGGTGAACCATGATTACATTCATGTCTGTTTCCTTCAAAAAAGACCCCCGGTCTAGCCGGGGGTCGTTTACCTCAATCTAAGGATTAACCCCAGATACGAGCGGCCATTTGTGGACGAATCGCGCTGTAGCCATACAACACGTCAACACGACAAGGCATACGGTCGTTGTTGATGTCGTACTGGCGAACCACACGCAGGCTGATGCCATTGTGAACGGCACGAGAAGCCATGTCCACGCCACCGGGCAACAACAGGTCGGCTGTTGCAAAAGCAATAGCGTCGCGGTGGTATGCCAAGTTTTGTGAGTATTGACCGGAAGCAGCGCCGGTAAACACAACAGCAGCACCAGACTGTGGGAACGCATCGATGGTAGCCAAAGCGTTAGCGGCAGTGTACATAGGAGCCACTGTGATCACGCCAGCACCAGAGCCGTCCAAAGTTACGTCAGCCAAAGCTACGAACTGGAACAGTGAACCGGTAGACTCACGAGTCTGTGGGTTTACAGCGTACACAGCAGCCACGGTCAACACGTCACCAGCCTTCACGGTGGCAGCAGCGCCAGCACCAGTGATGGACAGGCTAGTTGCGCCCTCAGTGCTTACAGTTGCAGCCATAGTGCCGCCTGTAGCCGTGCGACTGCCGCAAGTGTGCATCTTGATAGACTGGCTCATGTTGACTTCTTCGTAACCCAACACGTTTTCACCCATCATGCCGTTCTTGAACTGGCGTGAGATGGTGTCGGTGGGGTTGAAGAAACCAGACAAGCCGTTGACCAAGCCAGCGTTGGCAGCAGGGTTAACCGTTGCGTAACGTGGAGACATGGTGGCTGCGTTTTCGTTCAGCTTCTGTTGAGCTTGCAACAACACTAGCGCGGTAGATGGTGTGCTGCCGGGTGTACCGACAGAGTTACCAACGTACTTGTACGCATTGGCTACGTCAGCGTCAACAGTTGAGGCCAACTGGCTGATACGTGGCTTTAGCACACGCTCTGCGAAGTCGTCCAACTGCATGGTCAATTCAGCAGATGTGAACTGAACACCAATGTGCTTTTGACTAGAAACAGTCAAAGTGGTGAACTGTTCGTTGTCGTCCTGAGCAGTCAGGGCGGCACCGTCAGTAACCAAAGCGCGGTCGGGTAAACGGATACGCAGGGTAGAACCGATCTTAGCACCTTCAACAGCGAAGCTGTCGTCGTACTGACGGTTTACGTTGCGGGTGATCACAAGGTTGTTCTCGAGGATTTCGAGAGACTTGCGAGTGATCATGTCAATGGTAAGTAAGCTATTAGCCATGATGATTTCTTTCCAAAATTAACGATTGCGAAGTGCCTTAGCCTTGTCAATTTGACGGCGGCGCTCTGCTTCAATCCACTCTGATGCACTCATGGTCTTGGTAGACCGAGGATCAGTGGTGTCAACGACACCGGAATTAGAAGCACGAGCTGTCACCGGACGAATTGGTTCAGGTGCAGACGAAGATTTCTTTTGTGGGGGTTCTACGCCCAAACGGGCTTCGATTTTCCCAATTTCACGTGCTTGCAGTAGCGGTGATAAACGAGAGATGCGATCAGACTCTTTAGGGTTGCTACCTAGCCAGTAAGCTAAGTCCGGTCCCATGTCGGAGTTCTTAATCGTTTCAGCCATCACATCGGTGACTCGTAGCTGCGGGTTGTAGGCGACTTGTTCAAAATCGTCATACTTTGTCCGCGCTTCTTCCTCACGTTCAGCATAGGCATCTTCAAGTGCAGCCTGTTGCTTCTGGAGTTCTCGCTGGTTCAGCATCTCCTCGGCCCTGCGAACTGCTAACGCTTCTGCGTAAGCCTCGGGGGACTCGAATTGCTCAACTGGCGGGACTTCCTTTGGCACCGATGTCCTAGCTTGCATTTCTGCCTGCTTGGACTGCTGCTCACGTTCCCATTTACGTTGTTCTCTTGCAAGACGTTTGCCGATCATCGCATCGATTTCAGCCTGTGAGTACTTCTTTTCCTCTGGCTTATTCTCGTCTTGATTCTCAACGACTTCCGGCGCGTTTTGTGCATTGTCCTCAGTGGCCGTCACTTCGGGTGCTGGCGCGGAGTCAACTTCCGCTAAGGTATTTTGGACTTCATCAGTCATTGCTTGATTCCTTAGAATCCCCGGTCTACTGGGCCGGTACAGTGTAACTATACAGCTAATCCGTTATTTAGGCTACTAGGCTGTGCATTCCGTACAACCCTGCGCCCACTAGCCCACCGCCGATAGTTGCTACAGCATCCCATCTATCCGGTGTGCCAAATCCTAAACTGTCGTATGCCTCTTTCAATAAGCCAGCCGCAACAGCAATCACTAATCCAGTCACCCAGCCACCAAATAGTGACACGCCTAGCATGATTGCTAGTCCTGCCCAAAAATGCGCTTGTTTGTCGAGTGTCATGTCAGACACCAGTCAATGTATACCAAGAACCCCAAGTTCCTGCACCTGATGCAGTTCTATATAATCTTTTAGCAAGATCG